AGTCATATTTACGATAAACATTTCCTATTGAATTAACAATAATAACAATGGAAGAAAATTAGAACCTATCAACATCAATAAACATAATTATATGGTCGTTTGTAAACTCCTCAAGAGTTTTCAAAATAAAATCTCACCTCTATGAATTTGAAAAATATAATATTTATAATCGGAAAATTGAAAAGTACATTTTTTAAAATTGAATAATACAAAAATTACACACAACTACCACTATTTAAATGCCTTTAGAACAGCTTTAAATCATCTCTGGGGTTACTTAAGTCATAGTTGGCTGTCAACACTTCTATTTTCTTTTTGCCGGGCTTACCGGTGCCGTTTGCCACACTAACCTTTTGCTCAAGGGCCAGTACACTCCAATTATTATCCTTGGTAAACTCCTGCAAGACATCACTTGGGTAACTGCTTAATAGAAATTTACCTTCAACCTTACTAAGAAGTTCTAAAAGCATTACAAAGTCCTCTTTGCTATAGCCGTCATAGTGGCCACAATCACTATTAAAATACGGAGGATCGCAGTAATGAAACGCTTTTGTGTGATCCCTTGAGGTAATCACCCTCAATGCATCCGTACATTCGATCTGTACATTCTGCAGGCGAATAGATAAGTCTATAGTAAAACTATCCCTCTTAGAGGTTATCTTTTGTGAAGTACTGCCCTTTATCTTATCGTACCCCCATGTCCCGTCCAACATGGAGCTAAAACTTTGAGCGGCCAGAACCCATACAGCCCACGCCCGCTTAATCCTGGTAAACATATGAGGGTTATTGTAAACTACCGTAGCATCGTTGTGTAGGGAGCGACTGTGCAAGCTTATGCGCCCATTTTCTCCAGCTCAACATATGAATTTTGCACGCACTCATAAAAGTTTATCAACTCCCTGTTGTAGTCATTGATTATTTCTACTTCGCTTTTGGGTTTAGCCCAAAATATTGCGCCACCACCCACAAAGGTCTCAGTGTAAGTTGTATGCTCCGGGATCAATGGTAAAATAGTGGTGACCAAGTTCTGTTTGCCTCCGTAGTAAGATGTGGGAGTTCTTAAATTGTCTGTTTTCATATCCAGTTTTAGTTATATTTGTAGCGACCAAGTAATAAACACGTAATACATTCCAAGGCATCGCCCCTGGGGAACATGTACTACGTGTTTTTTAGTTATTGCTTGGTCGCTTAACTAACCCTGGGGGTTTTTATTTATGCGTGGTCTAAGATTATTATTTGCCATTCCGTACCATCATAGATAAACATGAAAGCCTCCCCATTACGGTCTATTGTAACGCTGGTTCCTTTTGGACCATCGTGGTAGAGGTTATTACCATTCCCCTGTACAGTAATGTCATTGGTGGTCCTCTTAACTATACACATTCTACCTTCATGAGGATTGGTAGGTAAATAAATAGTTGTGGCAACGCTATTTTTACAGATAATAAAGACGTGCTGTGTAATCGTGAATCCATTAGAGAAAACAACCGCTGTAAGCCCGTGAAAAGCGGTAGCAAACAATTGCTCAAAGTATCCTCCAAATGACGGAGCTCCTCCAGATTGAACATTTTGAGCTCTCCCATATACTCCAACAACTGCTCCTAAATTACCAAATGCCGAAGCATTCAACCTACCAGTTACATCGGCAAGCATTCCCGCCCTAATCTGTTTTATGCCGTTGTTAATGGCCTGCCCTGCAAACTCAGAGCGGAGGCCATCGCTGGCCAGTTCCGTAAAACCTGCCTGTTGTGTTCCATTGCCCGGATGGGAGGCAACGATATGTCCATTGGAGGAATCTATCTTAATGGTTTCCTCAACAATATAAGATGCACCGGTAGCCGTGTATATTGTTCTAGGGCTAACCAAGGTAATAATTCCATTGGCACCATCCAGTTGAGTCCTTGGAGAACTGCCATAGCTCGCTTGAGATGTTATCTTACCTCCATTTATCGTCCAATCCGCTATACTGGCACTTTCAGCCAGCAGAAGGTTGGTGGCCACGCTATCAAACTGTGCGCCAAAGAAATCCCAATTGCTCAATGTCCAAGCTCCCGATGTTGCGTTGGAACCTTTAAACAAATAGTAATTTTCACCGTATTTAACGGCATCCCTTCGGGTTGGAGTATTATAATATAGCTTGGAACTACTAAAATCGCCTCTGTATAGCAAACTGGGACCAGTTGATCCATCTGCACCGTTTGCTCCTGCAGGACCGGGTACGCCCTGATCACCCTTAAACTTGCTCCAAGTATATTGTGTTTTGGAGGTGCTTTCTGTGGGAGTAGTCTTATTTACGGCAATTCCAATATAAAGTGTGTTGGTATTAGGCGTATCATATAAATCGGTACCATCTGGAAAGTTGGAATATTTTATCCATGTATAATAGGTTTGTCCGTCCGCTCCTGGAGCTCCGGGAACACCTTGCCCTCCCTGCAATAAAGACCATTGGTACAATATCCTATCATTACTTTCAATTGGCGTGGTTTTATTATAGGCAAAGCCAATGTATTCTTTTCCTGTAGGGCTATCACTTATACCATTACCGTTTACATCATCGGCATATTTTACCCATGTGTACAATGTTTGCCCGTCCGCTCCTGGAGGGCCATCGGCCCCCTTATCCACAAACAATTCCCAATGCGTAGCGTTCGGAGGAGCAATGCCCACGGTTGCCGTATCTGTTTTGTTGCTGTAGGCTACGCCGTTATAGGTAACGGTATCGCCTTTAAAATAGGGTGTACTTGGATTGTAACCACCTCTATAATTGGGGAGATTAATTGTACTCCCGGAAGAGGTCTGCAGTATACTCCCTTTAATCGTTAACCTATTTGGTGTGGTAACGTTCCAATCCAAGGAACTATTAGTGTCACCAGTTCTAAATTTACCTTCACTTAAATTAAAATAGCTCTCGCCGTCCAGACTCTTAATCGTTCCGGTGGTAATGGTGTCCCCATTTATAAAGGTCATTCCCTTGGTCAGGTCAAAGTCCCTGCGGCCATTGGCAACATTGTAAAGCACTCCCAAGTTAAATAGGTATTGCCCGGCTTCGTCCTCTGTCTTTTTAGGCGTAGTACTTATGTGCCAGGTTCCGGTAAGGGCCGTTTTGCTACATCTGGCATACACATAGTAATTATTACCTGAAACCAAGGTGCCAAATGTCTGTGGACTTATGTTCCAAACATAACCAAGGCCATCAATTTCTATTTCATAGTGCGCCAACTGGCCGCCGCTTATGTGCAGGGAATTGGGATTGCCTCCATAATTGGGCTGAATACTTACGCCCAATAATCCAAAATTTTGTGATCTAGCCCCAACGCTTAACATTAGGGTTTCTATACTGGAGGGTTTTATGTTACCAGGATCAAAGTATCCGTCCGGGTCAAAGATCAAATCCTGGAGTTGTCTGAATCTAGCAGTAGCCTGTCTGGCCAATTCAGCCCTTCTACGATCCACATTTACTATTATGGTCTTATTGTCTACTGTATCCGCAATTAAACGCTCTTGAATGGTATAAGGAATGGTATCCGATATCACTGCGGAAATGGTAGAGGGGGAAACGAATGGATAACTTACCTCACTTACCCGTATGGATGCATTTACGCCCAAATCCGTGTCAATGATCTGAATTAGATTTCCTATGTTTAGCTCAATTCCATTATCCCGGACATATTTATCATCCAAGTTTAAAGCGTATGTTACCCTAGGCGCGCTGTTCTCTTCCAAGTACTCTTGAGTCCTGGTCTTCAATTCCAGTTCTGCAGCATCTATGTAAGTCTGCGGCATGGATATATCCACCAAAGTATATTCATCTCCCACCTCCGGATAGTTAAGAGCATTGGGCAACTGGTAACCGTTCTCCTCTGTAAAAGTGTTGAATTCTATTGTTTTACTGCTGTTTAAATAGCGATTAATCTCAAATTCATAGCCCGCCAATGCTCCGGTCTTAAACACTATCTTGGCTACGGTTCCCTCTATCAACTGATCATTAACATCAAAATCCAAGGAGCTATCAACAATTTTATTACGATCGCTACCGTCTACGCCGGTGACGGTTCCAGTACGTTGTGGGAAAATATCATCAAAGGTTACGGAAGCTTCACGAATCCCATACAATCCAGTATTGGCCTCCAATTTCCTTTCCTCAAAAACCAAGCGGGTTGCACCCGTCCTGTAATCAATATCAAGGTTTTTGCGGGCTCCAAATCCAAACACACGGGTCACCAGGCTTTTATCATCAATACTGTTCCTGGTCAAAGAGTATAGACCTTTACCTCTTCCATATTCAAACGTGAGAGTGGTAGGAGATCCTACGCTTTTCTGAAGGTAAATGTTCTTTCCTGCCAATCTGTATTCCATACCAAAGGCTTCGGCTATTTTGGTAAGGGCAGATCGACAAGTATCCCCGCTAAAACTTAGGAGTTGCTCAGGAGCATTATCCACGGTTGCAATGGTCCAACCTGCGTCTATGCTGTTAATATTGTCCAAGAGCAATAATAAGAGGTCGTTTGGGGAGCCATGATAGCTAAAGTCAGCTTGGCCCTCATCCATAAAAAGCTTATTGAAGAGTGTGTATACCTCACCTTCAAAATTTATGATATAACTGTAAGTGAAATTGTTAATCTTTTCTACTTGAGGTGGCGTGTTTATGTAGAATCGTTCCCCCTTATGTTCTATGTAATCCCCAATCTGAATAACTAATGGAGCTGCGACAATAGTATCAACAACAGTTTTGTGTTCACCCATTAATTTATGTGTAAACACCGTATTCTCATCCAATGGCACAATGGCCTGCGCAATCGTATTTCTGTATATTGTAACTGTCATGTTAAATGCTCCAAAAAAGATTTTTATGTACGCCTATTCCAACTGATTCATAAGAAGAATTAACTATTACAGTTCGCAAAATAGTTGTTGCCCCGGGATAGGTATATTGAATTATATAAGTACCTTGGATTGCTGTGTTGACCGTATCCCCGCCTATTGTTGCCGCACCACTATCAACACCATCGTTCCATGTTGCTCCTAATTCGGTGTAGACATCTCCTAGATTCAAATTGATCACAGGGCTCCCTACAAGTGTTATTATTGGCGTTCCGTCACTAAGGGTTGTTTGGCTATATTCAGGACTATAACCTGAATTGCCATAAGCATCTTCAACATAAAATCTAAAGTAATATGTGGTATTTGGAGATAATGCAGGCAGATTTATTCCTGCCCCTAAAGTTTGACCGTGGGTTGTCGGAAAACTATTCTCGTGTACTGTTTCACGATCATACACACCAGGTGAAGCCCCAAATTGCACCCATCCTTTAGAGCCTTCGTTTAAATACCATCGTAATTTGAAGGAAGTGGTGGTTAGTTCTTGTACCTCAAAACTGGTTACAATTGGGGGGATGGTGTCCCCTGGGGTTTCTCCTTCTGGATAAACAACAGACCCTTCAAGATTAGCAATATTTAATAATATTACTCCCGGACCTTGAGATAAATTTCCCCCTGGGGTCGCTATTGGATAATATACCGTATCTATTCTGGACTGAAGAGATGTCGAGTATCGTGCAAGATTAAGCCATTCGTGAAGATTAACTGCACCTCCGGTTCCCGAGCCATTTACGTAATTTGTCCATTGCACAGGAGAATTGTTATACCATATTACATTAGAAAATGTTGTGACAAATTTGTCAATATCAGCCATATTCCAATAATATCCATTCTCTACTGCTTCAACTATGAAATTAATAACATCCGAGCCGTGATTGGTGTCTTGTACTGTGTTTGAGGTCCAAGATGAATACCAGCTATATCCTGCGCCAAGGTTATAAATCCTCCCTCTTAAATTGGCACCACCCCTTATCGCCATCCCTCGCCACGAGATATCATCAAATACATCTTTGTACTGCTGAACGCCGGTAATAACATGTAATTCCATTCCTATCCTAGCCCAGTGACTCGCCATATGAGTATTGGTTCTGTATAGGTTTCCAATTCCATCCGTATACCATTTTTCCCAAATGTGAGTGCGGATAAAAGAAAGGATAGTGTCGTACTTGGTTTGATATGATCCTGTTGCTCGCAATGCAGGTGACTTGTACATAACTCTTAACATAGTGGCTACATATCGCCACAAATAGGATTCCCATAGAGCATAGCCTTTGGCACTTGGAGTTCCTTTGACGGCATTCCATCCTAGATATGGCCCGCCACTAAAAGCCGGTCTAACGGTCGCTGTACTAATAACAGCCTCAATAGCCTCAATTAAATCATCAAGGTATCTGTTGTCTCCAGTAGCTCGCCAAGCTGCCAATCCAGCTTCAAACGCCCAAGCTGCATAGTAATGTTGCTGTTGTTCGCCATTTGAATTGCACTGTACCATCAAACTATTAAAATTGGCATAAGTAGCATTTGAACTGCCGTTGTACCAATAGCTTTCAAATTTTATTTTCCATTGTGCCTTGGTTGCCATTAGTATTCTGCGTTTATTTCAGTTATTTTGGCGGGACTTAATACCTCGTCATAAAGAGCTATTGATCTAATCGAGCCATTAAAAAAGTTAGAGCCGCCATTGTTTCCAGCTCCCAATACAATGTCTGTTACGCTTGTTACTGCTCCGGGAGGGTATTGCGACCCTTCAAGCACTCCGTCATAATAAGCACTTACCTGAGATGCACTTACCGTTACAATTAGCACAGTTGCAGCAGTGTAACCGGTCCTAGTGCCAAAAGCCCCACCAATAGAAAGAAGCGCATTATTGGTCGTAGATTTGTGGATAAAAAATTGTGCGGATGAATTACTGGTTACCCCCTTATCTATAATTCGGCCTAAACTTCCATCAACAGACCCCTTTATAATTACAATACTAAACTCATCTGTGCTTGGGATGAAGTTGAGATTTGAAGGACTGCCTATAGTTAAAAAATCATCGACCCCATCAAATAATACTTCTTTAATTCCTCCTACTATTTTTAATTTCGGCCTCTTGGCTACGTCCGCCTGTGTAGCGTTATTGCCATTTTTAGAATCCGTCCATGTGGTAATAAGGTCATCGTCAACACCTATAATATTGCTCGCTTTGTACAATGACACCAAAGATGGATCATCCAAGGAGTCTACATAAGGAGTATATGCTTCAAATTCGCCCACGCAAATCCAATTATTGGCCCCCCTCCGTAAATATGACAATGGTTTGAAAGGTAACACGGAGGCGTTGGACGGGGCCGTTACTCCAGAACCGGGTTTGATTTTGACCAATCCGGTTGCTTCGTGCCATGCGGTAAATGCAACATCCTCGGTAATCCCTAAAATAGCATCGTTTGGTATGGTAATTTCTACATCACTAGATTCTGCGTTATAGATTACCTTTCCTATATCGTCTATATTGAGGTTTCTATCTACTGTCTCCTCTACCCATTTAGGAGATATATCCGTAGTTCCATTTGCGCCATCGGCACCATCTTCCCCTGCTGGCCCCTGTGGACCAACGTCCCCATCAACTCCATTGGCCCCTGCAGGTCCTTGTGGACCTTGTGCGCCCTGTGGACCGGTTGCGCCCTGGATTCCTTGTGGGCCTTGTATCCCCTGTGGACCTTCCGGTCCTGTATTTGATGGCAGCTCCGATACTGAAATGTATTCCGGCTCGCCATTATCTATATTGCCGATCAATACCTTATCGGTCGGCTTTAAAGTGTCCCTGTGGTCCATTCCGGTCCAAAATCTTTTACTTCCCATAATCTAAAGTGTTATATCCTCAAATTTGTTTGTTATTAATCGGTTACCATCATTGTCAGTAATAAAGTCCAATGCGTATTTGTCAACCTTTATAAAATCTATGTTGGCCAAAATGGCCTCTCCGTAATTGTCCAACAAGTAAGCAGGCTCCACTGGAACCCCGGCACCTACCATAATTAATGGTACCGTTAGTTTGCAGACACATTGGCCATCCATGATCCGTATATCCTCCACGGTAAAGCCTTCGGCATTAAAGCACTCCCGCTCCATATTGTCCACATTGATCACTCTAAGTCCTGGACCCGCCAATAACTGTTGAAACTTTTGGACATTGCCTTTTAACGCCTCGTAATCTGGAGCTACAAAGTATAAGGTCTGTACTATTTTAATCGGCCCCATTTTGGTTACCTGATACCCCTCTGTGGCATAGGCTGTAAAATGGGCGGACTTGGTGGCTGGACGGTTAAAGTTGTCCTTTACATTGGTAACAATGGCTCCAAGATCACTATAACCAACGTTGTCTATATTGTAAAGCCCAATACTCGTTCCCGTGGGTATAGTAGCATCCATAGTGACTATTGGCTCACGGAATACGATCTGTAAGGTGGCCCAACCTTGCCCTATGTATTTACCCTCAACCGTATCCTTCACATACACGTTAAAGGTTCCCCATGGGGTCTGTAACGGAACCAAGTCCGTAAATTTGTGCATATCCAAATACAGTTCCTGGACTCTGTTGATGGCATCGGCCTGGTCTGCACCTTCCATAAGGCCATAGAAAGTAATATCCCTGCCTCCGTGACGTATTTCTTCGGCCAACACATAAGGCTCCGTTCCAAGCTCATCGCTCCAATCATGATGTGTTTTGCCCAAACGGGATGGCATATCCAAAAAGCCGGAAAGGGCAATATTGCTATTGCTGGCCCGTCCGGCATGGATGCCATAATTGATAAGTTCTATGTTGTTGAGTTTGTACATTATCCCAATCCTAAGTCCCTGCCCGTTTGGCTGGGTTTTGTGTTCTTACTAATTGTCCTCAGCTCCAATACTGCAGCTTTAAGTTCCATTACCGTACCAGCGGTATTTTGCTCTATCAATGCCGATAATTGCACCATGCGCATGGTGGCATCAAAATGTCGTTGCTCAAGTTCAAAGTGTTTTTCACTTAATTGCAGCTGTCTTTTGGTAATATCAAACTGGCCCCGGAAAAGGCCTGTAAGTTCACTACCGGTTTCCTCTGTCAATTCCCTTCTAATGGCTCCCTGCAGTCCTGGCTTGTTGGCTGTGTCCGCACTATCAAAACCCTCATATCCCAAAGCCTTCAATTGGTCATTAAATGCGCCGATAGCGGCAAGGCCTTGATCTAGGGCAGGGTTGATACTATCCCCGAACCTGACTATATCGTCTATCCAACTTTGGTCACCGTCCAGTCCCATACTGTCCTGCATTTCCTTCTGAAGATTGTCAAAATAGGAACGGAACTGCGTATTGATCAAATCCTGTAAAAAGAGCTCCGTTAAAATGTTGTTTAAAGACTTTTTAAACCCCTCCGCCGCACTCTCACCTTCACGAAAGGCCTGTACCAGATTATCGGCTAGCTGATTGCCCAACTGTCCGCCAAAATCCGAAATGATCTTTTTCATTTCCTCCATGGCTGCCTGGTATTCTGCCAATGCCGTTTGGGCGTTTGCAAGCATGGCCTTGGTAGCCTTATCCGTAATATTTCCTGCCTCGTCCATTAGGGTAAAGAAGTCCAACCACTCCTCAGCGGAAAAGTTGGCCATATCTGCGGAAGTCTTACCCATAGCGGTAAGGGTGTCTTCAAAATAAGACCGCATTTTTTTTAGGGCATCCTGGGAAACTTTTTGATCCGAATAACCCCCAAAGATCGATAAGGGGTCGGATAACTGCGGACCAAGAAGCAAGCCCCCTTTTTCGTAATATCCCCTAGGGTTATAATCACCTAAAATTTGCTCCATGGTAAAATCCCTATTTTCCCTTTTCTTACCAAAGAGCAACCGTTTGCCAACGCCCTCTGTAGAGAATATGCCGTTTTCGCTCAATGTCCTCATGGAATCCACCAACTTTTGTTCACTATCTACCCTTTGTTGAAGGGCAGCGGTAAAGTCTTCTTTATAATAAGAGTCTAAAAATGCGGAGGAATTACGCTCTATTTCGGCACGTTCGCGACGCAGTTGGTTTATTTGATCCTCCAATTGCATCTGCACCACCAATTCCTTGTTAAGGTCCTTTTGCGCGGTTACATCTGCAAATTGGGTCTCATCTCCAATACTTTTTAACAAGTTACCTGCCTGAACTATCAAGCCTACAAGTGAAGATGCTCTTTGCAATCCTTTCCCTTCCTGTCCGGACAATTCCGCCAATGCTGAAATAGTTCCGCCTATCTCCTGTACCATATTACCAACAGCCTTGGTAATTTCATCCCCTGCCTGGGTAAGTGCCCAACCTATATTTCCGAATACATTGGCGATTTCGTTAATGTCGATTTGCTTTTTTATGGCTAGCTCCCCATTAACCTTATTAATTTCGTTAATAATATCCTGGGCGGCGGTTTTGCTTAATACTCCTGCACTTTGCAGTCTCTCTACCATCTTTTGGGTTGCTTTCACAACCGCTTCGGCAGCCTTGTTGGACAAACCTTCTATACCATTGGTTAGTTTTTTGTACTCCTCTGTAGCCTTGGCGTTCGCCAAATCAAGTTCATCCATGGTTTCGTCATGGATCTTTTTTAATACCTCCGCTTTTTTAAACTCCCCATCGGCCAAAAGTTTTAAACGGTCTTCATTATACTTCTTCGTCAATGCGGACCGCTTTTCTTCATAGGTCTGTAGACTGGCCAATAAAGCTGTATATTGTTTCTCCTGGGCTTTGGTGTAGATTTCCGTTTCCTTTTCTATGAGTTTGGTACGCTCCAATTCTACAGCAGTAGCATCACCGGAGGCCACAGCGGAAAAGGCATCCTTGTTAAGCTCCCATTGCTCCCTTAAGACTTCTGCAAAGGAGTTGAACCCTTTTAATTGTTCCGCGTATTGTTCCTTGGCCTTGGCTACCCCAAATTGTCTTTTGTACTCTTCAAATTCTTCAAAAATCTGCTTTTGCTTCTCCAGTTCCTCCTTAAGGAGTTGGGTTTCCTGTTTATACTTTAAATCGGATACGGCACTTTCTTCCAATTCGTCAAACCCTTTTAAGCTTATAGCCGCCTCGGTGTTTTTCTTGTTCTTGTTAAAATCTTCCACTTCACGGCGCATCTTGGAAAATTTGTCCCTGAGTGCCTGTACTTCTGCCTCATCATTATCCAGTTTCTTAAGGGCATATTCCTTGTCGATTTCCAATAACCTACGGACCAAGGTCTCTCTCTTGCTTATAGTCTGCGAACTAGCCTTGTCATCTCCTTCAAGATTTAGTCCAAAGGCGGAAGCTAGCTTATTAGCTGCATTGTTCTGGCTATTTATAATTCGACCATAACCAGTACCTACATCTTCCATTTTTTTTCTGACATCCTCCAAATCTTCATACAAGCCCTCAGTAATCCTATCAAAAGTTTGGGATTGGTATGGCGTAGCGGCACGTTTTTCCTCTATCTTTTGGATAATTTCATCCTCCTCTTTGGCAAGCCTTATCAACTCCTTGGAAGCTTCGTTTACAGCCTCCGCAGCTGCGGCACGATATAAAAGTGCCTTAACATATGCACCGGATTTCTCAATGAAGGTTTTCTCCGCTTCATTGTAGTTTTTGGCGGTTCCCAGGGAATTGCCCAAAGTCTCATTGTAGAGCTTAAGGGCCTTGGCCTTTTTATCTATGTCCGTACCGGCACCTGCAAAAGCGGCACGTACCTCAATGATGGACTTGATGGCTTTTTGATAGCTACTGCTCTCATAGGCCCTGTTCAAAGCCTCCATTGACTTTTTGTTATCGTCAATGGCTCTTTTAGTCTTAAAAAGATTGCCCAGGAAGCTGATTATTTGTGGAACATAAACAGTAAGCAATGTGACCCCAACGGATAGCACGGTCTGCCAGCTTAAAAAGCTTTTGGCCAACTGGCCAATAACGGACTGCCCTTTTTGGCCACTGGCTATAAGGGCATCGTTTTCCTTTTTAAGCTTCCCAATTTCATCCGCCAACATGGGGATGTTGTTACTAATGGCCAAAAAGCCCGTTTGGGCGGAATAGGTAAATGCAGGAAGTTCCCGTGTTATTTGGGCTATTGAAAATCCAAGGCCGTCAAATTGCCTCTTTTGTCGACCTATAGCAGCGGTTGCCTTGTCTATTTCTACATTGGAGCCTTTAAAACTGTTGTCCAGTTGTTTTTTTACCTTTTGCTCAATGTTCTCGGCCTCGTCCCCAATGCCACGTAGTTCGTCCTTAACGATTTTCGCATCTTTCTTTACCTGGTCGGAGTTGATCAGGAAATCTACATCTATGGGGTCAAAATTTTCCATTAAGGAGCTTGTCTTTTAGATTTTATACGGCCCAATAATCCTGCACCGTCATCTTTAATTATTTTATCCTCTTCTTTTATCATCTTAAAATGGCTCCTATCTGCCATCATAAGCATAATGTTCGCCCTACTTACCTTCCAGAGTACATCGTGCCAGGACCAACCGGTTTCCTTTACGATCTGGAACAACATTCCCCAGGGGCTATGCATGCCTGTTTGCGTTAACTCCCCTTGGTCTTTTGGCCCAGATTCGGAGGGGTGATCGTCATCCTCCTTACCGATCTGGTAGTATTCATAAAATCCGATGTGCCTCCATAGATTAATAATGCCGTTGCCAATGCAAAAAGTTCCCTGGGCTTGCAATGCCATCTTAGGTAATGTGCCAGTATCCTGGTGAAAAGTTTGTTGCCCGCAAAATATCCGTTTAGGATGGCGCAGGCCACTGCTTTGCTTATGGCTTTCCCATGGAGTGACATCAGGGCCAAACTTTCCTCTACCGTTATCTCCTCCAGTTTTTGGCTTTTTATTCCGGCACTCAGATAGTAAGTGGCTACCCGGTGCATGGTGCCTTCATAGGGAGAGGTGAGGCGGATGGTAACCGTTTTCTTTAACCATCTTATGAACCAAGGGGCGGCAATTTTTACCTTGACGCCCCTGTGTAGAATGGTTTCTGCGGCCAACCTTTCCGTAGCCAAGTTTTCCTTTGGTGTATCCATATTATAGAGCAGGCTCTATAATATCAATAGCGGCCAAGGAGAATCCTGGTGTCAAGACCGTAAAGGTCAAATCCAAGGTCCAAATACCGTTTCTCCTAAAGGAGAAGTTCTTAAGGCCTTTAACTTTGGCCCTGGGAACAATAATTTGGTAGCCGTCCAAAGTAACGATCTCCAAACGCTTTTCTATGGTTCCTGCATTTGCAGGCTTGCTCCATGTTTTTTCACCACCGACACCGGTTACTACGCTACCTCCCAAGAAAAGGGCCAATTTTTCTACCGAGGTATCCATTTGTCCAAAACGCAGGGTTTCTTTACCTGGTTCCGAAAAGGATAGTTTTGGAGTATTGTCCATCTCGGAATAGATTTCGGTGTCGGTACCGTCCTCCTCCACAAAGTCGAACGTGTCCCTTAGGATATCTTCAGTAAGGTCTACCTCAGAGGCGGCCAAGGCCAAACCGTTGGCAGGATCAATACCGTGCACTTTTACGGATGCAAAGCCGTATCTATACTTGCTCATGTCTTATTTTTTAGGGTTAGATTTATTGGTTTTTTTGGGCTTTACCTCTTCGGCATCGGATACCTTAAGATTTTTGGCAGCTTCCTCTGCTTCCTTGGCTTTGGCTTCCTCTGCAGCTTTTGCCTTGGCAGCTTCCTCCGCCTCCTTGGCTTTGGCTTCCTCTGCAGCTTTTGCCTTGGCATCTTCCTCTGCTTCCTTGGCTTTGGCTTCCTCTGCAGCTTTGACCTTGGCAGCTTCCTCTGCTTCCTTGGCTTTGGCTTCCTCTGCACCTTTGACCTTGGCGGCCTCTACTGCCTTCGCGTGCTCCTCAGCGGCTTTGGCTGCAGCCACTTCCTCTAGCATAACCGCTTCTCGGTCGTACTTTTTAACGGCCTTGTCCGCATGCCTTTGGGCGTGGGAATCTGCTTTGTGCTCCTCCTCGAAGGCCATACCGTCCGATGTAATGAACAGCTGTTGGAGCTTTGGGTTACGTGCAAAAAAATGCTTTGCTATTTCCTTTTTTTTCATGGTTTAAAAGATGTTTAATTAACGTTTTATGATATAAAGGACCGCCAACCCAAAGATGCCTATGGTTACGGCTATTCCTAAGTAGAGGAAGGGCTTGGCCCATCCCGGCATTTCCTTTTTTAATAGGGTAATGGTATCCTGCTGTTCGGTAATTATGGTTTTTTGACGCTCTATAGTTTCTTTATAGAGTTTCACGGCCTGCCTAAGCTCGTCGCATTCACAGGTTGCATGTATTTCGTCACCTACCTTTTTCAAGGTCGCAGTAGCGGCACCGGATTTAAAACTCACAGGTTTATCTGTAAGTTCGTTTATGGATTTGGTGATCTCCGCCATATCCGCTTCCCTGACCACCATCATGGTATCCACGACCTCTAAGGTTCTGAAAACGGAATCTTTCTCTTTGGTGGTTATGGTCCTGGTACTGCCAACCTCTTTGGTTCCACCGCAGCCTATCATAAAGACCAGGGCAATGAATAGCCCCACTTTTTTTAACCAGGTGGCCACTTCAAAAGAAGGGCAGGCCTTGTTTACTCCAGGGAAATCCCTGTGGCCCTTTATTTGGGCATTGGGATACTTCTTTTTTAGATCATGCAGCAACGCTAAGGTCGTGGCTTCTTGTTGTACGGTACGGTTATCCCTAGGTTTTCCCGAGGGGTCCACACCGCCAATGTAGGAGATGTGTATACTTTCGGAATTATAGCCCTTTACACCGTTGGCCACTTCGTTAATAGGTAGCAATTGCACGGCCTCACCATCAGCTTTTATAATGAAATGGTAGCCGGGGTTTCTCCACCCTAGCACCTTTCTCCAGTAATTCTGTATACTGCTTATCGTGGTGTTCTGAGGTGTGGCGGTGCAATGCAACACTATGTACTTAACGTTTCTCATGTTTCTCTAGTTCGGCAATTCTCTTGGTCTGTCTGGCCACTTGGCGCTTAAGGGTCTGAATCTCCTCTTCCATGGACATTAGCTTACGGCTATTGTCTATGTGCTTCTTTTGGTACTCGTCCGCCATATCCTTCCAGGATTGGGCGGCCTCCCTCCATTCTTGGGTAATAAGCTTAAGGTTTTCTATTTCGGACCTATCGTTGGTGTTTTTGGCAGCCTGTTTGCCGCCAAATATCCACCCTGCGAATCCCGTGGCCAATGACGTTCCTAGAACTATCAATGCCTCGTTCAAAGCTTAAACTGTTTTGGCCTGCTTCAACAATGCGATACCTTCGTATCCTGCGCGTCTGGCCCTTCCTCCACTCCTGGCAAGGAAAGAATAGACATCCCCGTAGAATGTAGGATCACCCTCATTCTCAAAGGCAACCACGCCACCAAAGGCATATTCTACTGCTTCAGTATACCAGAACAATGCGGCCTCATCATCGGTGGCAGAACCTGCGGCTCCTGGTGCCAATACCGTTCCGGCTCCGTTTACTCGGGCTACGGAACTACGGCTAAGGATATTCCAGCCTTGGGCCTTCATCATTACGCCCAAACGCCTTTCGGCCTCGGTCACGTTCTGCATGTAAGTGGCAGTGATGACGCTGTCTGCAGGGAATGCCTGTACCAAAAATGTTGGCGGCAACATGCAATACATTTTTCCTTCTTTCCAAAGGTTCCTAGCCCTGAAAAAGGCCTGCATGGTCTGTAGATCGGTAATGGTCATCGCTTTACGGTTCCCTGTAGCACTTGGTGCAGAGGCTATGACCTCCAAAGTACCGGTAGTACTAAGTACATTTCCTGCAGGGAAAGAGGAAGCAGCATATGTGCCATGTGCACCGGAGTACAACCAATTGTAAATGGTCTCCTCGGCAATGGTCTGGACTATCTTGTCCCTGTCCTCGCCCAACACGGATTGCCTTTTATCATAGGACAGTTCCTTGGTGTCGGCATTGGGGATCAATACAGGATCGGTAGTAAATTCGTCCAATAGGTAGATCACATCTGTATCGGTACGCTTACGTACTGTGGCAGGCAATGAAGACCTATTTTTGACTACGTTCCCGGAACCTCCGGACTGTGGTATATGGACCACTTTGGAATTAATGAGGTAATCGTCCGCATTATGGGAGAAGCGCAAGAAGCTGTTGTCCGCAAATATCTCCTCTTCAATATGGTTCTGCCATATCTCTACTTGGATGGCCATTAACGCAAAGGAATTTTCCATAAGGGAAAGGGCCGTGCCAGTGGCTACTGCCACCCCTGCGGATGCCATGGCCACCTGTGGCGTAATGCCGAAGAATACGGCGGCAATTGCAAACACAACCAAAAAGTTGTATGCAAGGTTCAGAGGTTTAAATTTTAGAGTTTTCATGTGTAATGTTCGTTTTTTGATTGATGAATAATGATTTGATGAATTTGTATGGATCAATACTTTCCCAGGCGATTAACCCTGGTACTCCTTGTTGAATTTCTCCTTGAACTTGGTCTTAAAGGCTTCTAGATTGTTTTCCTTTAGCGTTATCAGCTTATTGGCCTTGTCCAGCTCGTCATAGG